GAGGGAGGGCAGCGGTGGAGGTCGGGCGGGCGATGGTGATGACCTCGGACGGGTAGGCGGGCCACTCGTTGAAGGACTTGCAGACCTCGTAGGCCTTGATGGCGGAGAGCATGAGGGCTTGGCCTTCGGCGATGAGGTCGGGATGCAGTTCAAAGACGGCGGTGAGGAACGGCGCCTCCTTCTCGACGACGAGGAAGCGGAAGCCCTTCGGACGGACGCCCCCGAAGTTCAGTTTGCAGAGTTCAAGGTACCAAGCGGCCTGCAGTTTGAAGTCGTCCGACCAGATGAGCTGACGTCCAAAGCCCTTGGCGGTGGCTTCCTCGGCGGTGGTCTTGATGTCGTAGATGTAGCCGTCCTCGGCGATCAGGTCGATGGAGCCCTTGATTTTCACCATATATTCAGCCAAGAGCATGACCTCGGTGGCGACCGGGATGATGTTATAACGGGCCATCGCCTGCTTCACCGCGTCGGCGTAGGACAGGGCGTTGTCGTACTCGTCGGCCTTGCAGCGGATGTCGTCGGGCTGGAGGGTGGACGCCCAGTAGGCATGGACCTCCTTGCCTTCCTTCGTGCGCTTGTCGGCTTCGGGCTCGGGCTTGAACTTGGCGAAGGCCTCGGGGTCGAGGACGGCCGCGTGGGTCATGATGCCTTCACGGAGGGCTTTGGAGTCCTTGCGGGGGTTGGCCTTGTCGTGGGCGTACTTCGCCGGCGCCTTGAGGAGCAGTTTGGCGGCGGTCTGGTTGAGGGCGTCGATTGCGTCGTACTCTGCTCGGGTGCGGGCGGCGATGCGTTCGTTGAACTGTGCGATGGTATACATGGCTTTGGTGGGTTGGTGGGAAAGGGCTACAGCACCTCGTCGGGATTGTCCACAAGGTTCTCGGCGTCGATTAGCGTCTTGTCCATGTCCTCGGCTTTCTCGTGGAGGTTCTGGACGCTGACCAGGAGCGAGGCGAGGTCTGCCCGGACGATGTTGAGCCGTTCCCTCAGCTCGACCAAGTCGGCGGGGTCGTCCACCTTCGCCGAGTCGGTGATCGCGAGGACGGAGAGGAGGCGGTCGGCGTCGATGCTGACGCGGTGGATATCGTGCTGGGTGACGAAGGTGGTCTGGTAGGCGGTGAGGCTGCGGGCCTCGTTCTGGAGCCGTCGGAGGGCGGCGGCAAGGCGGTCTTGGGAGGTCATTTGAGGAGGGTGCGGATGCGGTTAAGGGTGACTTCCTTCACCTCGCCCCTGAAAACAAGGAAGGTTCGGATGTTGGAGCGATAGAGGGTCGGGAGGGTTTCGGCGGTCCAGTCCTTGAGGAGGCGCTCAAAGACGACGGCGGTCTTGGCGGACACTTCGACGTAGAGCATGGAGTCCAGGAGGATGATTAGGGCGAAGGGCTTGCGTTGGTCGACGTAGGCTTGAGCGGTCTTGTAGACGCAGGATGGAACGGTTTTCTGCGTCATCTTGGGAAAAAGGAGCGTGCGGAGAGCCAAATGGGGGTCAGATAAACAGATTTTTTGTTTATCTTGTCGGCGACCGATTGGCTGACCGCGTCGATGACGTAGGCATTTCCGTCTTTCTCAAAGGTCGCTCCGGCCATGTCGGGGATGTGGCGGGACTGCTTGGACAGGATGACCGCGTCGAAGTCCGCGAGCTCGACCTCGGCTTGCTTCATGTCGGTCAGGGAGAATTGCCGGACGGCCTCGGTCTTGACGATCCACATGAGGACGATGGTCGTGTCGGCGAGGATGACGTTGATGGGCTGGCAGGCGCCGAGCTTGGAGGTCGTGGAGGTCACGGCTGGCCTCCCTTGGAAACGTCACGCAGTTCGTGGACGGACTTGGCCGAGACCTGTCCGAACTCATCGAGCTCCTGATGGACCTGTAAGGCCGCCTTGGTCAGCCGCTCGATGTAACTCGTCTGAACATTAATCAAAGCCCACGCAGTATCATAACGCATAGATAGCGTATCGTTGCGTTCTGTCATCCTCTCGACCTCGGCCTTGAGGCGGGCGTAGTCTACATACAGCACCAAATCACCTTTAGGGTCAGCCTTTACAATGCCGCTTCCTACGGCTTTGTGCCGTTTGATGTCGCTCACGACTGCACCCCCCTGTTAATGCCAGCGATGCCTTTCATGTAAGTCACCTCAATCATCTTATCCTCTGCCTTGGTCAGCCGCTCAACCTGTGCCTTGAGGATTGCGACATCCTGCTCAAGTCCGCTGATGAGAAACCTATCGGCATTTGTGGAGGTGTTAGTCAGGCGCTCGACCTCAGCCTTGAGGCGGGCGTTCTCGGCTTCGGCCTGCTTCAGCTGCTCGTCGAGGCTTTTGATGCGTAGGCAATCGACGCGCTCATGCGAACGGACGACGGCCTCGAGGCACTTAACCTCGGCCTCAAGGGTGATGACGCGGCCCTGCAGGCGGGCGTTCTCGAAGAGGAGGTCGGTGTTCATTTGGCGGCGTTGCGGACGGCCTGCTCGAAGGCGTGGTTCGTGAGGACGGCGGCCTGTTCCGAGGACAGGTCCTTGAGGCCTTGTCCAGGCTTGAGCCAGCCCTTCGTGATCAGGATTTCAACGGCGGCCTTCTCGTACTTGAGGTCGCCCATGAAGACCTTCGGGGCTTGGGGCTTGGGTGCGGAGGCTTGATGCCCGTCGTCGTCGAGGTCCACCGAGATGCCGCAAGCCGTCTGGATGGACTGCCGGCGGATGTAGGTGATGGCACCGCCGACCTGTTGCGCTGTGAGGCCGTCGGCCTTCACCATCAGCTTCCCGAAGGAGAAGAAGTGACCGGAGGAGTGCAGGAACGAAGTCGAGACGCCGACCTTGCCTTCCTCGGTCTCGAGGACTTGTACGAGGGCGAGGTTGTGTTCCTTGAGGACGGGCTTCACCGCGTCGAGCAGGGCGTCGAGCGATACATAGCGTGCCTTGAAGGCGGGGTTCAGTCGGTTCGCCCCGACGTTCTCCATCTTGGCGAGGGCGCCGATCAGGTCGAAGTAGGGATTGGTCTGCTCCTGGGGAGCGGTTTCTTTTTTGCTCATGGCTTGTGGTGTGGGTTGGTTGGGTGGGAAAGGATTAGGGGAAGGAGGTCATCTCGTCCACCGTCTTCTGCGAGACGCAGCGGAGGCGGTTGTCGTGGGAGAGGAACCAATAGCGGGTCTGCCCAGCGGGGCGGGGCTTCAGCTTGCGGGCCACCGTGCCGTCGGAGAGGACGATATAGGACGAGCCGGAGAGTTCGCGGTAGGTCGCAGGGGCCTTGGCTTCGGGGATTGGGTTGGGTTGTTTCTTGAGCATAACAAATGTTAAGTAATGTTAAGTTGGGTTAAGTTGGAGGGGGCTACGACGGCCCGAGGGCGGTGCGCTGGCAGGATGAGGCCAAGCGTCCAAGGTACTGTTTTGTGTCGTAGCCCCCAAAGGGGTTAGTTGATGGCGCCACGCTTGGCGGCGTCAAGGATGAGGAGGGCGTCGGCGTTCCAGAGGGTGACGTCAACGGAGGGGAAGAGTTCGGCGGCCCGCGACTTGAGGACGTTCTTCCATTCGGTCGTCGAGCGTTCGCCCTTCGTGCCGACGGAGTGTGCCTTCATCCAGATGGCGGGACGGATGCGGTGGACCTTCCAGCCCATGGCGATCGCGGCGCCGTAGAGGATGCCCGTGTTCCACATGAGTTTACCGATGGCCGACCCGGGGATGCCTTTGCCGGCAAAGAGCGGGGGCTCCTCGAGGAAGAGCTCGACCTCGCGGGCCTTGATGGAGATGTCGGCGAGCAGTTGGCAGACTTCGTAGTCCGTGCCGGGCATCTTGTGGACGGTGACGACGCCTTCCCCGTGGTCGAAGTAGGCGATGCCACCATTTACGCCAGGGTCTACGGCGACGAGGAAGGGCTTGGTCATTGTTTGGTGCGTGGGTCTCGGTTGAGGCGAGCGACCACGACCCGAGTGATGGCGGGACATTTCCTTAGGTCAAACCCTTTAGACTTGAAGCCCGCGAAACCGAGTTGGTGGGCGGCGTAGATTTCGCCGATCGTGGGCTTCCTGCCCAGCGCCGTCGTCAGCCGTTCCTCGAGGAAGGTCAGCCAAGAGGTGGCGTATTCCCGCCCGACCCCTTCGTCCGTGGACCAAGTGCCGTACCCGTAGGTCGGAAGGCCGTGGCGGGCACGCCAGAGGGTCGTATCGGCCCACGCAGCGGGGAAGAACTGAAGGAGGCCACGCTCGCCGAGACGCCCGATGG